GGCGTATGGGTGGCCACACCTGGCACGAAAGCGCCGGATGCCTCCGCGCGGATATGGGCGACAACCAGACGGCGGTGGCGATCGAGAACCATCCGATCGACGGGCGATGCAAGCTGTCGGAAGACGGGAGGGTGCAGACGCTCGCGGCTCGCATGGGCACGGGCGGGATGAACACGCCGCTCGTTTTGGATCGAGATCGGCTGCGCGCGTTCGGAGTTTGCTCCGACGGCAGCAACGGAATGCGTTCGGATAACCCCGCAAGCGGTTTTTATGAAGCGTCCACCGCCCGTACGCTCGACGCAAACGGCGGCAGGCCCGATTGCAACCAGGGCGGAATCGCGGTCGTCGCTTTCACACAGAATCAGCGCGACGAGGTGCGCGATCTAGGCGGCGTCGCGGGCGCGCTTGCGGCGAAACCGGGTGCGAAGCAGCAGACTTACGCGCTGCAGGGCAGCATGATCGGGCGAAGCGAACGCAACGGCCCGCAGGGCGACGGCGTGAACGAGGGCTTGTGTTTCACGCTCAATACCATCGACCACCACGCCGCGTGCGTGCCGGAGCGAGTCGGATGCCTTTGCGCGAGCGATTACAAATTTCCTCAGAACCAACAACTGGAAGAAGGGAAATATGTGATCGAGCCGCATTCGGACGGAAACGATATAGACCGGGAACAGATCGCCGTCGATCATTTCGATGAATCAGCGTATCTGGTTCGCCGGCTGACGCCGGAAGAATGCGCAAGGCTGCAGGGGTTCCCGGACTGGTGGTGCTCGGAGCTTGGGGTCGATCATCCATCCGAAGAAGAGATCGCCTGGTGGCGTGAAGTATTCGAAACGTACCGCGGTATTACGGGCACCGCTTCGAAACCGAAAACGCGCGGTCAGATCGTGAAATGGCTGGCGAACCCATATACGGACGCCGCGGAGTATAAGCTCTGGGGCAACGGCGTCGCGCTACCGTGCGTCATATTTGTTCTTTCTAGAATTCTGTCCGAATCCGCTGTATTTCCGGAAGAAACCGCTTGATATTTACACACGTTTGATCAATATATGTGACTACCAAAACGAAGGGAAGGTATTCACAATGCAGATCAAGTATAACGTTACGGGGGACAGACGGAAAGCTCTGGTCGCGGTCATGCGTGACACACTTCAGGACACCACTCGTTATCTCGGCGCTCCATCGTTTAGTTTTCAGGTGGGAGCTTACACCGTCGACAAAAACGGCACGGTCACCTGCCCGGACGACGCAGATTCCATACAGATCGAAATGTTGATCCGTGAACTGGCGCACGACGGTTTCGTAGGCGAACGGATTGGCGAAGCGGCGAAGCCCGCTGAACCCATTGCACCAAAGGCTGCTTCACAGGAAGAAGAAACACCTCGCACGACCGATCCCGACCGCCTTGCGATCGAACTGCCGAAAGATGGCATGACGCCCGCCGCCATGCAGAACCTGAGGCGATTGGTTACCAGTAAGGCGACGCTGCTCAAAAAGGCGCTCGGTACGGACAGCCTTCCGATTACGGAGCACCCCGACAGGATCGAATTCGGGTGGTTTCACCCGACCGACGATCAGGCGAAGCTCATCGCCTACTCCCAACTGGCGCTAGGGCTTTGCGAACTGGCGCGCGCACAAAAGCGTGTGAGCGCGACGGAGCAGGAAGTCGAAAATGAAAAGTACGCTTTCCGGTGTTTCCTCCTGCGGATTGGATTTATAGGGGAAGAGTTCAAGTATGCAAGAAAACTTCTATTGAAAAACCTTTCTGGCAACGCAGCCTTCAGAGACGCGCGGGATGTGGAGGAGGACGCATGAACGGCATTCATCCCGACCTTCTCAAGCAAATGAAAGAGTACTACAAACCCGGTACACGGGTCATGCTGATTCGCATGAGCGATCCTTACACAAACCTGCGGCAGGGTGATCGGGGAACGGTAATCTGTGTCGATGATATTGGCAGCGTCCATGTGGCTTGGGATCGGGGCAGCACCCTCGGCGTGGCTTTTGGTGAAGATGAATGTGTGAAAATTGAGGAAGATGATCATGAATAACCGCTTGTTCGCCGCATATGGCGTCGGTCTGAATCGCGCCGAGATGGCAAAGCGCTTTCCGACGGCAAAGCTGCTTGGCGTGTCGACTCTGAGGAATCACCGATTGGCGTTTCGCGGAATACACGCCGTAGCGGTGGCGAATGTCGAGCCCGCGAAAGGGTACAGCGTACCGGTGCTGGTGTGGGAAATTACACCGGCCGACGAAGCGGCGTTGGATCTGCACGAAGGATTCCCGCACCTGTTCGAAAAACGGGAGTTCCGGATCCGGCTGGACAGAAAACTCGTCACATGCATAGCGTACGTTATGCGCTGCGACCACCCGCGCGGGAAGCCGAGCGCTTTTTATTACAGCGCGGTGCTGGAAGGGTATAAGGCGGCCGGCTTCGATGTGGATATCCTGCGCGCCGCGGTCAGCGAATCGGCGGAGGAAACAGATCATGAGTGACATTGTTATAATGCAGATTTTGGAGATCCGAAATACAGGACGGACGAATATGTTTGACGCGGATCGTGTTCGCGAAATCGCGGAGGAGTTCGGATATGAGGAACTGATCGAAGTTCTGGATACGGACCGGCAAGGATACGGTGAGTTCATCCTATACGGCAAGTAAAAGCGGAACGCGACGTGGGGCAACTTCGCCGCCACTGAGCGGTTTACGGAGCGGATGGGTCGGGTTGCCCCAATGACTAACGATAACCAAACCAAGCCGGACACGGAGGCTCACACGGGCCTCCGTTCGCGTTTGCGGTCTGCGTTCCAAATTAAAAAAAGCACACTGTGCGGAAAGAAAAAAAGTCAGGAATTATCGCACATTCTGTGATAATTGACTTGCTATATCCTCCGAGTTGATCAATATATACACTACACCAAACGAACGGAGGAACCTACCATGAAAAACACACAAGAAGCCATTCGCACCCTGCAGAAAACCGGAGAATACACCTTTTCGGGGATGACACGCGGAGAGAGCCGCACAGCGGCAACGGAACTCGCGAGGGCGACGATGGAAGCCGACCGGGCCAACGGGACGACAAGCCGGTACGGGATTGCCAGAGACACTTTCGGATTCTACAGCGCGCGCCAGATCAACGACTGAGAACAAGGGCAAGGGAGACAAAGAAAGAGCTTTCTGAAAAGGAAGCTTTTTTTGTGCCACTGGTTGGAAAGGGGGCGGCGTTGATCCGACAACTGAAGAAATACACGCCGACTCCGTTTAAGGCGAAAAGCTCGGCATATGACAAGCGGGCGGCGGATAACGCCGTTTCTTTTATTGAGTGCCTTGCGCACACGAAAGGAACTTGGGCGGGGAAGCCGTTTCTGCTGATCGACTGGCAGGAACAGATCATCCGCGACGTGTTTGGCACACTGAAACCCAGCGGATACCGACAATTCAACACGGCATATATCGAAATACCAAAAAAGAATGGAAAAAGCGAGCTCGCGGCCGCGGTCGCGCTGCTGTTAACCTGCGGAGATAACGAAGAGCGCGCCGAAGTGTACGGCTGCGCCGCAGACCGTCAGCAAGCGTCGATCGTGTTCGAGGTCGCCAAGGACATGGTCACCATGTGCCCGGCGCTGGCGAAGCGCGTGAAGATCCTCGCGTCGCAAAAGCGGCTTGTGTACCTGCCGACCGGGAGTTACTATCAGGTGCTCAGCGCGGATGTGGCAAACAAGCACGGGTTTAATACGCACGGCGTCATCTTCGACGAATTGCACACGCAGCCGAACCGCCGCCTCTTTGACGTTATGACCAAAGGCAGCGGCGACGCGCGCATGCAGCCGCTGTATTTCCTGATTACCACCGCCGGAGATAACACGAATTCGATCTGCTGGGAAGTGCATTCGAAAGCCAAGGACATCCTCGACGGCAGGAAAACGGATCCGACGTTCTACCCCGTGATCTACGGCACCGAAGAAAACGATTCCTGGATAGATCCGAAGGTATGGAAGAAAGCGAATCCTTCGCTTGGGATTACGGTGGGGATCGATAAGGTGAAAGTCGCGTGTGAAAGCGCGCAGCAGAACCCCGCCGAGGAGAATGCGTTTCGCCAGCTCCGGTTAAACCAGTGGGTCAAGCAGGCGATTCGCTGGATGCCGATGGATGCTTGGAATAAGTGCGCGTTTTCGGTTGATCCGAAGTCGCTCGAAGGCCGCATCTGCTACGGCGGACTCGACCTTTCGTCCAGCACCGATATTACAGCATTTGTCTTGGTTTTTCCGCCGCTGGATGAAACGGACAAATATGTGATTCTGCCGTTCTTCTGGATTCCAGAGGAGAACATCGACCTGCGCGTGCGGCGCGATCATGTGAATTACGATCTCTGGGAGAAGCAGGGTTGCCTGTTGACCACCGAAGGCAACGTCGTGCATTACGGATTTATTGAAACATTCATCGAGCAGCTCGGCAAAGTGTACAACATCCGCGAGATCGCGTTTGACCGCTGGGGCGCCGTACAAATGGTGCAGAACCTCGAAGGCATGGGTTTCACGGTCGTTCCGTTCGGGCAGGGATTCAAGGACATGTCGCCACCGACGAAGGAGCTCATGAAACTGACACTGGAGCAACGAATCGTGCACGGTGGTCAGCCGGTGCTGCGTTGGATGATGGACAATATCTATATCCGTACCGACCCGGCGGGGAACATCAAGCCGGACAAAGAAAAAAGCACCGAGAAGATCGACGGCGTTGTGGCGACGATCATGGCGCTGGATCGGGCGCTGCGGAATGGCGGTGGGGAGAATGAAAGCGTTTATGATGGGCGCGGGTTATTTATATTGGGATAGCCGCTATTTCAGTTTCGAGTGTGAAACCGAAATAAGGCTGTAAAGAACGCATCGCTATTTCAATTTCTCTTCCGCATGATCGTATTCCAACAAGGTCTGCCATTCGCGGCGCTTATATAAAACTCTAAGAATCTGCACAGTGGCATCGCCTTCGAGAGCCGAGTAGAAGATGATGTAGTTTCCGACAAACAATCGTCTTACGCCCAGCGCTGTGTAAGGCTCTTCCCGAAGCGGGTGCTGCCGGAACGGAAGCTGCCGCAGCGAATCGATTGCTTCGCGAAACGACAACAGCAACCGTGCGGCGGCTTCGGGTTCGTGAAGCGTATCGGCAATATAGCCGAAGATCTGATTCAGATCCTGTTCGGCCGCGTCGACAATCCGTATTTCATATTTTCCCAAGGCCGTACTTCCTCTCTATGTCGGGAAATACGTCTTCGGCCTTGCGGCTTTTGCCGGCATCCGCGTCGGCAAGCCCGGCGTCCAGCATATGGTAAAGCTCGCGTTTGCCGCTGAGCCGTTCATACTCGGCGTTGGACATAACGACGAGATCGCCCGCGCCGTTTTTCGTGATGAACACCGGCTCCTGATGCTTATTGCAGAATTCGGAGATTTCTCCATACCGGTTGCGCAGATCGGAACTGGGACGGATCACAGCCATCGCGATCACCTCCTGCTTTAGATATGCATATTTTATCAAAATAACGATAC